CTCTCGGCCAGAAGTCACAGGTATTCATTATCTCCACTTCTGACGGATTCAATAACCTCTTTGCCGAACTTTGGTTTGGCGCTACGAGTAAGTCAAACGAATTCACTCCGGTGTTCTTCTCTGCCGCACAGCATCCAGAGTACACACCTCAGTACCTAGAGGAAATGAAGCGAGACTTCGCTGGCGACCTTCAGGGCTACATGGAGGCTTTTCCAATGAAGCCAGAGGATGCCTTTATGTCGTCCTCGCGCTCTGTATTCCCTGCCGAACGTATCAGGGAATGGAAAGAGTACATTCGTGAGCACAACATGATTCCCGATGTTGGCTCAATTGATAGGTTCGATGAGCCTGATGAAAAGGGTCGCATCAAGGAAGTCATTAAGTGGGAACCAGCCGAGACTGGTAACGTCGTTGTATGGAAGCACCCAGAAGAAGGACACAGATATGTCGCTGGGTGCGACTTGGCGGAGGGTCTGGTCGGAGGAGACTGGTCGGTAACAGCGGTACTCGATGCTGGCACTGATGAAGTTGTCTGCCTTTTCAGAACTAAGATTCCCGCAGAGAACTACGCGTTCCCTGTCGAGTCGATTTGCAAGTACTACAATAATGCTTACCTCGTTGTGGAGGTTAACAAGAACTCCGAACTCATTATGCAGGACTTGAAGGTTTCTTATCCTTGGCTCTACTGCCGTAACGTGGTAGAGAAGCTATCGGATAAGCCAACGCAGGTTCCGGGGTTCCTGTCAACGTCAACGAGTAAGCCTCGTATCATTCAACAGCTTAGACGATACTTCCTCGACTCCGAGAAGTACCTGAAGATTTACAGCGATACCGTACTCGATGAGTTCTCCGCATACGAACAGAAGGATAACTACTCTTACGGTGCTGCTGCTGGACTTCACGACGACTGTGTAATGGCCGTCGCTTTTTGCGTTGAGGGAAAGATTAAGATGCCAACACAAATTCCCCGAGTCGGGCGTAATGGTCTGATTGGCGATATCTTTGGTAACAGACAACAGAGGCGCTCATGGAGAAGTCTCTAGAAACGGGGAGAGGATATGGCAGATAGCAAGATTAACGCTTCAAACGTTCCCGTACAGACTCTTCTGACGCGATTCAAAGAAGCAGAGCAGTTCCACAAACGCTATGAAGATGATTGGGATAAGAACCGTGATATGTTTGAGGGAAGTCAGTGGAATGGAATTGAGAAGGTAGCATGGTTCCAGTCTGAGCCAGTCTACAACAAGATTTTCCAGTTCGTTGAACTCCATCGAGCATATCTCTCGGATAACAAGTGGGGAGTAGATGTATCCCCCGCTAACATTCCTTCAGCTATCAAGAGCGCATCGAAGGATACGCAGCTTGACCCGACTAAGCAGGTTGTCGGTATCGAGACCGCTGAAGCAATCTACGATATGACCGACAAGGTTAACAAACTTCTCGACTTTCTGTGGTTGCAGAACAGGACGAACGCGAAGCTGTCAGAGGTAATCATGTATATGTTCCTATATGGAACCGGATTCCTGAAGGCTACGTTCGACCCCGATAACGTGGGAGATAGTGGTATCGGTCAGATTGAGACCAAGGTTGTTTCCCCTTGGAACATCTTTCCAGACCCGAACGCTACATCGGTACACGATGCCTCGTTCATAATCGAACTGCATCCTGTAACCTATCGTTGGATTATCGAGAGATATCCCGATAAGGCCGAGGAAGTCAAGGCCGCTGGTCTTGGCTCAAACACCATCTACAACGAGCGTCATGGTTCTGGCGGTCGCGCAACGGCTAACAGCCAAGAGGCTCAGTATGTTGATGTGTACGAGTGCTGGTACAAAGACTCGTCCATCATAGAGGATGAACAGACGAAGAGTGGCGTCAGTCTCCAGTACCCTAACGGCAGAATGACGCTTATGACTTCTACGGGAGTTATCCTAGAGGACAAGCCTAACCCGTACTCGATGTTCCCTTATGTCAGGTTCGTTGAGATTCCTCGTCCCGCTGAGTTCTTTGGTGATTGTACGGTAACTCGCGTTGTTCCTATTCAGGAAACCATCAACTCAATCCTCCGAACCATCATTGATAACGGTCTCTGGATTGTTCACGGCATCTGGATTGCCGATACCACGTCTGGTATTGACCCTGATGCACTTGCTGGGTACGCTCCACGAGACGTTATCGTGAAGAATCCCGGCACAGAGGTTCGTCGGGACTCAGGAGAAGCGCTACCACAGCACCTCTTCAGTATGCTTGACAACCAGTGTGAGGCGTTCGATGAGGTCAGTGGTACTCCTAACGTACTCAAAGGCATTGTGCCCGGCAGACAGCCAGTAGGGACTACACAGCTTCAGCAGGAGGCTGGCGAGGTTCGTACTCGTGAGCGTCAGAGACGTGTTGAAGAGGGTCTTGAGGACTTGGGCAAGCTGTGGCTTGACATTGCAGCTAACTCATGGAACGATAAACGCATCATCAGCAACAAGCGAATGCTTGGTGGCTTCGAAATGTTCGAAATGAGCAAGGCGGAACTGGCAGAATGGCAATGGGACGTGTATGTTGTCCCCGGTTCTACCACTCCGACCAACTCAAAGGACAATATGGAAATGCTTTTCCAGCTTATGGAGCGTGGAGCGGTTCCAGTTCCTCCGCTTTATCTCGTTGAACAGTCGCAGAGTCCCGGTTTGTACGCTGCGATGCTTGAGGATATGAACAAACAGCAGGTAATGGGCGACCAAGAGGGTGAGCAACCGGGAGTTGCGCCTGACGGAGCCGATAATGAGGCTGTACCGCAGGAAACTGCTACAGATACGCCCGTCCAGGGTGGACAACCGGGGGATATTCCTCCTGAAGTCGCACAACAGATACTCGGGGGGAGTCCCGATACTGGAATGGCACCACAGTAGCCAGTAACATCCGTTATTGGCGCAAATCCTACCTTATCAGGAACGGTCACGGCAAGTCGAAAGACCAATACCGTAGATAGTCTGAGAACAGGGGAACGTAATGACTGATTTTGATACGAACGACACCGTAGTTGACGACGCTATTGATACTGAAGTCGATACGGGAGGTTCCGACGACGTTGTAACTGATGCGGACAATCCGTGGGCGTGGGCTGACGGACTTGACCCGCAGAAGATTGCAAAGACTTGGAACGGGTACACCAAAAATCAGCAGGAGTTGGCCAAGGAGAAAGAGGAACTTACTCCGATTGCCGAACTTCGTGATGAAATCATGGGAAACCCAGAACTACAGGCTCACCTTCGCAAGTTCTACGAGAATCAGGCTAACGGCGTTGACCCCACGGCGAAGGAACTCGCTACGCTGAAGGAGAAGATGCAGGGTCTTGAGTCTCAGATTACCGTGAAGGCCGAGACTGCCGAACTGGAGAAGTATGTCAAGGATGAGGGTCTGCCGACATTTGAAGCAGACAACATTATCGCTCACGCAGCTAAGAATGGTTTTTCTTCCCTGAAGGCAGCGTATCGTGACCTCATGTTTGATGATATTCGCCAGAGCGCCGAAGATGGCGCATACGATAAAATTAAACAGACAAAGGGTGCCGCAATCCCGAAGGTTGGCAATGCCGATAAGCGCAGTAACAAGACATTCTCTAGTTCAGACCTTGAAACTATGTCTGACGAGGACTTCGAGAAGAACTATTCTGCCATTCAGCGTCAAATGTCCAAGGGGTTGTAGCAGCCAAAAGGAGTAATACATGGCTACTTACAAGAGTACTAACAGTTCTACCTTCGCTACCCCGAAGTTCGTTCCTGCGATTTGGTCTCCGCGAATCCTGAAGAACCTGCACGATAAGCAGATTCTCGCGCCCCTCTTTACCCGTGAGTATGAGGGTGAGATTAAGGGTGCTGGCGATACGGTTAAGATTCACGGTATCGGTGCGGTCACGGTTGCCGATTACGTCGTCAACAGCGGTACCGCAATCGACTACCAGAAGTTGACTGACGCAGAGATTCTTGTCGAGGTTGACTCGGCTAAGTATTTTGCGTTCAAGGTAGAGGATATCGAGAAGGCACAGGCAAGTCCGCAGTACGTGTCAGAAGCCTCCGCAGAGGCCGCTGTCGGTATGGCTAAGGCTTCCGATAACTACCTGTTTGGCAAGCTTCGCGCTGCGGCTGTTAACAACACGGCTGATGGTTTTGGTCAGCGCGGTGCTTCGTCTACCACGAACGGCGGTCTGCTCTCATGCGACCCGTCCACAGCTGCGAACGTTTACAACAGCATGGTAGACGCAGGTGTTCGACTGGACGATATGCTCTGTCCCGATGATGGTCGCTTCTTCATTATCCCTTCGTTCGTAAAGGGTGCAGTCCTGAAGGACGACCGCTTTGTTGCGTATAACTCGGCGGGTCAGGCTGGTATGCGTGACAACGGCGTGATTGGTAATATCGCTGGCTTCGATGTTATCTCGATGCCCCGCTCTACGTTCACCCGTTGGGATACCGCCGACACTAGCACCATCGCAGACCTCGGTGTTCTTACTGGTACTACGGCTGACGATTACTCCGGTATCTTCGGGCGCAAGGGTTCGCTTGCCTACGTCGAGCAGCTTTCCAAGGTCGAGAATCTTCGTCTTGAAGGCTCGTTTGCTGACGCGGTTCGTGGACTCCACCTGTTCGGTTCTGGTACGGTTCGTCCGCAGCACATTGGTGTTACCGCATTTGACGACCCGACCGTGACCGACGCCTAATCTTAACTGATTAGTGTACGACAGTGGGTGGGGTGGGTAATCCCCGCCTCACCCATTTTTTTGTTTTCATACTGACGAG